GAAAAGGTGGAACTACTGGGCATTCTGCTAATGGTAGAACACCTTATATGGTTGAAAATACAATTGATATGTCAGCATTTGATCCTGCTGCTGGAGACATCATTCAAGCGATTGATGTACCTGCAGGAACATTAGTTATGGCAGCTGGTTTAGAAGTTTTAACAGCTTCTTCTAGCTCAGTAACTTTTGACTTAGGTATTACTGGAAGCACAGCTGGTCATGAAGACCCTGATGCTTTTGTTGATGCTTACGATGCTACAGGAACTGGTTTTGCACCAATGGACGCTACAGACGCAGCGGCTATGTTGATTGTAAAATCAGCAGATACTATTGATATTTTAACAGCTGGTGCACAAGACACTGCTGGTAAAGTTAGAGTATTTGCGGTTCTTTGTGATATCTCAGGTATTGATACCACAGATCACAATTAATAAATAATTTAAGGGGGGTAATTTTATCCCCCTTAATTAAAAACAAAATATATGGCTACATTTAATTTAACTAAAAAAACAATAAGTTACAAAGATAAACTATCTAGCACAGGGCAAAAAGTTACTTTTTTAGGTGGTGGAAATACAAATAATATTATTGAAATAAATAATTTAAAAAATAGAATTACTAAACAAGAACAAAAACTTGATAAAATAATAGAATTATTACAGAATGGCAACAACTTACCTAACATTAACAAATAGCGTACTAAGAGAATTAAACGAAACAGAATTAACTTCTAGTACGTTTAGTTCTAGTAGAGGTATACAAACTGCTGTAAAAGATTTTATAAATAAAGGCATACATGATATTTATAATGAAGGTGGTGAAATACCTTTATTATATGAAAGAACAACACAGAATTTAATAGTTGGTGATAATGAATATGATTTACCAGCTGACTTAAGAAAAGTAGATATAGATTCATTTACAATGGGGCCTAGAGAATTAGTCACAAATGGTGAGTTTGAATCTAACATAAATAACTGGACAACTGGAGATGGATCACCATCACATACAACAAGTGGTAATGGTAGATTAAATTTAAATGATGCAGCTGCATATCAATCTGTAGAAACTGTAGTAAACAAACAATATAATTTACAAATTAGAGTTTTAAGTCCTAACAGTTCTACAAGTGCTTTAATTGTTAGAGTCGGTATAACACCAGGTGCAACACAAAATTTAAACAAAACAGTAGCTGTTACTAATTTTAGAGAAGGTAAAATACTTAATACTACATTTACGGCTACAGCACAAAATTCATTTATATATGTAGAATCAGATGGTGTGCAATTAGATGTAGATTATGTTAGATGTTCTAGAAGTGATATATTAAATAGAAAATTACCTTATATAACTTATGATCATTTTTTACAAAATTTTAAAGCACAAGATGATAGAAACAAAAGTGGTACTTATGGTGACCCACTAAGAATGTATATATTACCAAGTTATACTGCTTTTGGAGTAAGTCCAAGACCAAATAAAAGTGATTTTCAAGTAAGTTATAATTACTATAAAACACATACTGATTTATCAGCACATGGTGATAATATGTCTTTACCAGATAGATTTAGACCTTTAGTTGTAGATAGAGCTAAATACTATACTTATATGTTAAGATCAGATCCACAACATGCACAATTAGCTGATAGAGATTTTCAAAGAAAATTAAGATTACTAAAAGTAGATTACGCTACTAAAAATGAATATATGAGATCTGATAGTATTACAGAAAGTATAGCAACAAATATTGGAGGCAGAGTTAACTAATGGAAAAGGGTAAATTTTCTATGGAAAAAATGCAAGAGCCAGAAGACAATATGAGATATGCAGAAAGAAAAGCTGTAAGAATGATGAATAATGGTTTAAATAAAAATCCTACTAAAGTACAGCAAAGAGAAAAAAAAGATTTTGAAATATTAAAAACAAAAGAAAATAATAGAGATACCTTTGGACCATTAACACAAAATGAATCTGAGAGATTACAAAGATTAAATATAAAAAGAAAAAAAGAAAATGAAAGTTTAATGGGGGGTATATAGTGAAAGAAGAAAAGAAAAGAGCTATAGATAATCTTACTTATAGAGAAGATAAAGAAAAAATGCAAAGAGATAATGGAATAAAAGTTGCAGAAATACCAAAAGATCTTTCATATGACGATGCTGTAAAAACATTTGAAATGAGTCTTGATCGTCCACCAAAAGATGTTCAAGAATTAATAGAGTTTTTTAAAAATAGAAAACTATCAAAATTATCAAAATCTTCAATAAGAGCATAATAAATGCCAACAACTGATTTAATATCACCTTTTGTAGTAAGTTGTGCTGGAGGACTAACATTGAATAAAGATGTATTTTCAATGCGACCTGGCGAAGCTCTTATATTGCAAAATTTTGAACCTGATATTAAAGGTGGATATAGACGAGTAGGAGGCACAGCTTTATTTAATACTAATATAGTACCTCAAGGTTCTAGTACTGCCAGCCAAGTAGTAGATTGTTCAATAATATTTAATAATCAAATTATAGTTGCAAGAGGTGGTGATATACATAGAGGTACAACTTCAGGAAGTTTTACAACTTTAACAACTGGATTAGGTACAGCAACTAGAGCATATGATTTTGAAAAATTTAATTTTGATGGCACTGATAAATTAATTATAGCCACTGGACACTCTCCTGCACAAATAATTAATTCTAGTTTTGCAGTAGATGTAGTAAATGCAACAGGTGGTGGAACAGCTCCAACAAATCCTAAATTTGTAAAGGCATTTCAAAACCATATGTTTTATGCTGGTGCAACTAATTCTCAAGAAGTTTTATTTAGTGTACCATTTGAAGAAGATAACTTTACAGTAGCTAGTGGTGCAGGATCATTTAAAGTTGACTCTGCAGTTGTTGGATTAAAAGTATTTAGAAATGAATTAATTGTATTTTGTGAAGATAGAATATATAAATTAACAGGTACAACATCAAGTAATTTTGCAGTACAAGAAGTTACTAGAAATATTGGATGTAGAGATGGTGGCAGTATTCAAGAGATTGGTGGTGATGTTATATTCTTAGCACCAGATGGTTTAAGAACTATCGCAGGTACAGCTAGAATTGGTGACGTTGAACTAGGCTCTATCTCAAGACAAATACAATCTAGAATTGATGATATAGGATTAAATAGAATATCATCCTTAGTTATTAGAGATAAATCACAATATAGATTATTTTATCCTACAACTAGTGGATCACAAGGTTCATCTAAAGGAATTATAGGAGTACTAAAAAATAATCCTAATACAGGTAGTATTGGTTTTGAATACTCAGATATGATAGGTATTAAACCTGCATGTACAGATTCAGATTTTATTAGTGGAGTTGAAACACAAGTTTTTGGTGGATTTGATAGTTTTATTTATAAAATGGAAACTGGTAATACATTTGCTGAAGGAGCTGCTAACAAAACTATATTAGCAGTATATAGATCACCAGATATGGTAATGGGAGATCCTGGTGTAAGAAAATACATGCAAAGAGTTAATTTAAATTACGAAGGAGAGGGTACAGCTGTAACAGCAGATCTAGCAGTTAGATATGATTATGATGATCAAAACACACCCCAACCAGATAAAATATCAATATCATCAGGCGGAGGTGCAGCAGTTTATGGTGTTGCCCTATATAATAATGCAACATATAATGCATCAGGTATACCTTTAATTAGACAATCAGTAGAAGGATCTGGATTTGCGGTTGCATTAAAAATAGATGATCAAAGTAGTTCAGATGCCTTTTCAATAAAAGGATTTCAACTAGAATTTACCCCAGGAGGAAGAAGATAATGGCAGGTTATTCGTCAAGACAATCAACATATACATCAGGTGATACTATTACGGCAGCTCATTCTAATGATGAGTTTAACCAACTATTAGCAGCATTTAATGCAAGCACAGGACACACGCATGATGGTACAGCAGGTGATGGTGGACCTGTAACTACTCTTAGAGATAGCGATGCTCTAAATAAAATATTTGTAGATACAAGTAATAATCATTTAGAATTTTATGTAGAAGTATCTTCTGCTGCTGTACAACAAATAAGAATACAAGATGGTGCTATTGTTCCTATTGTAGATAGTGATATAGATTTAGGAACTTCTTCTCTTGAATTTAAAGATTTATTTATAGATGGAACTGCAAATATTGATAGTTTAGCCGCTGATGCTATAAGTTTAGGTGGCACTAGTATAACAGCAACTGGAGCAGAAATTAATTTAATAGATGGTGGTGCTACTGTTGGTACTACAGCTGTAGTAGATGGAGATGGTATCATACATAATGATGGTGGTACTATGAAAGTTACAAGTGCTGCTACATTTAAAACTTATTTTCAATCTGGTTTATCAACTGCATATGATGATTTTACTACAGGAGATGCTGCAGTTAATATAGCAACATCTGCTGGTGATATTACTATTGATGCACAAGGCAGTGATACAGATATAATCTTAAAAGGAACTGATGGTGGATCTGATACAACATTTTTAACTATAGATGGTAGTGAAGCAGGTAAAGCAACATTTAATAGTGATGTAGTTGTTGGAGGAGATCTTACAGTATCTGGTGATGATATTACTATGGCTACTAATACATCTGGTAATTTATTAATTGCAGATGGTACAAATTTTAATTCAGTAGCAGTAGGTTCATTATCAGAGATATCTACCGTTGCTAATGATGATGTATTCTTAGCTGTAGATACTTCAGGTGGTGGCCTTAAAAAAATTACAAGATCAGCGATTGTATCAGGACTAGCTACATCTGCTGCTATATCAAATGTGGTAGAAGATAGTACACCACAGTTAGGTGGTAATCTTGATGTGAATGGTAATGATATTGTTACTACTTCTAATGCTGATATAGAATTAGCACCAAATGGTACTGGTAAAGTTGTCATAAAAGGTAATACTAATCAAGGTAAAATTGTATTAAATTGTGAGGCTAATTCACATGGACAGACAATTATTGCTGCACCACACTCAGAAAGTGCTAATAATGTTTTAACATTACCTAGTACAGGGGGTGACTCTAGATTAGTTTCAGCAACTTCAACTGCTACACTAACTAACAAAACTTTAACTACACCAGTTATAGCAGAAATAGATTCAGGATCTAGTATTACATTAGATGCAACTACAGATATAGTTTTAGATGCAGGTGGAGCAGATGTTACTCTTAAAGACGATGGTACTACTTTTGGTAGTTTAACAAATTCAAGTGGAGAGCTAGTAATTAAATCTGGATCTACACCTACAACAGCAATGACATTTAGTGGTGCTAATGTAACTTTTGCAGGCACAGTAACTATTGGATCTGCAGGTATATCAGAGGCAGAGTTAGAAATATTAGATGGTGCGACAGTTACTACCGATGAATTAAATATCTTAGATGGTGTAACATCTACAACTGCAGAATTAAATATTCTAGATGGCGTAACATCAACAGCAGCAGAGTTAAATATCTTAGATGGTGTAACATCTACAGCTACTGAAATAAACATAATAGATGGAGATACTTCAGCTAGTTCTACAACTTTAGTCGATGCTGATAGAGTTGTTACAAATGATAATGGAACTATGAAACAAGTAGCATTAACAGATATTAAAACATATTTATCTAGTGCAGGATTTACTACAGATGATCCAACAGCTCTAGCCATTGCACTAGGTTAATAATCATTGACTTTTTTAGAAATAACGATATAATATATATAAGTAAATAGGAGGAAATAAATGGCAAATACTTTTAAGGTAGTAACCTTTGCAGCAGAACCTGCTTCAGCTGGAACGCCATATGTAATGTATACAGTAGCATCAAGTACAACAGCAGTTGTGCTAGGTTTGGTATTGTCTAACATTAATACAGCTGCAGTAACTGCAGA